TGATTTACGGAGCTTTTTTATTTCCGCAGCCCTGCAAGATTTTGTCTTGAAAAGGTCAACTGCGAACTTGCTTCACCGGGGCGGGGTGTATATATTTCCCCCTCTGTTGCACAAGCGTCAGAACTGCCAGGTCGTCATTTGTCAGCCTTCAGACTGCTTCACCGCGCGACCGCCCGAATGGCGAAACTGGTAGACGCATGGGACTTAAAATCCCCCGCTCGTAAGGGCGTGCCGGTTCGATTCCGGCTTCGGGCACCATCTAAAATCAAGGGTTTGCGAGCGAAAGCTGATGCAAACCCTTGTTTGTTTCTGGTCCGCAATTCTAGAGTTGGTCCGCAATTCACTTAGTTGGCGAAACTTTTTTGCCCTTACGGTTGCGGATGTACTGCTCCGTCATAACAACGGTGGTATGCCCAAGTTGATCCTTGGCCTGCATGATGTCACCACTGGATTCTGCCTTGTCCGTACCGGCCTTTGCGCGTAAGTCGCGCATTTGAAACTCCGGTTTGGAAACTCCCGCGGCCTCCCGGGCCATATCAAACCTCCTGCGCAACATGGCCACCGTCATCGGTGCGCCATCCTCTGACACGATCAGCCGCGTCGAGCGGACCTTATGTCCTGACTTTCGGGACATGATTCGATCAATCAGCACCTTCAACTCACCAGTGACTTCTATTCGCCGTTTTGCCTTTGTTTTTCCCTGAAGTACCCAAATTTGTCCGTCACGGACATCCCGCTCGTCCATCAGTCGCGTGTCGGTGACACGTTGGCCAGTCAGATAAGCTAGGTCCATGGCATCTTGCAGTCCAGGATCGGCCTTATCGTGCACACGCTTGAAGAGCTCGTCCTCGACGTATGTATCCCGCCCCGTCTCTTTATTGCCCTTGATGCCCGCGCAGGGGTTGGCTAGTGACGTGTAGCCCTTGTCCCTGGCATAGTTCCAAATTGCACTGAGCAAAGCTTTTTCTCGATTTGCTCTTACTGGCGCTGCTTTCCGCCATGTTAGGTATTGTCGGACATGTAGCGGCTCGATCGTTTCCAGTGGCGCTGGCGGGTCATCGAAGAACGCAATCAGGTTCTTCATTTCCCGTTTGTTGTCGAACTGGGTGGCTTTGCCTTTGGAAGGGACGATGTCGACCATGTACTTTTCGGCGACGTAGCGGAAGGTGATCACCTTGGCGACAAGGTCGGTCGCGGTCCGGTCACGCTCAAATTTTGCATATTCCATGATCGCCAGGCCATAGTCGCTACCCAGTGGGATCTCTTTGCGGTCTTTACCGCCGGTGTCGTAGTAATAGAAAACCCGGCCGCTGGCTTTCTTGCGTTCTCGCAACCGGGCTATAGAGCCAGGTTTGCTTGGTCGTCTTCCCATGTCAGCTTGCCTTGCGTGATTTCCATACGGGTTTTTCTGGCTCGAACATGCCGACGGCTATTACGGCCATCACAGTCACGCTTGGCCAACCATTCATCTTGATGGTGTGCCTGACACCGTTTTTCTTGAGGTTCAGGATCTGTCCTGCCTTGGTCCGCGCGCCGGTCAGTTCGCAAACCTCTTCGTGCGATAAAAATTGAATGCTCATGAGTTGTCCGGGCCGCGCATGGCGGCAGAAGGTGGTTATAGGTTGCGGAGTTCTTTTCGTTGTTCGGGGGATTAGTGGGGTAACGGTCGATGCATTGTCTGCATGATCAGCAGCTTCTTGGCAGTCGAACGCTCAACCTGTCGCTGCTCGACCTACTTGTTTTCGGTGAGCGTGGGGCGTTCTCTGCTGGGTCATGCCCGGGTGGCGTAAGGTGGTGGTTTCGGGAACAATTTGCTTTACTCAAGTTTTTACGGATTTGGTCTTTTTTAAGTTCAGGGGGTTCAATGGGCGAAAACAAAATGCGCCGCGTGTATCACTTTATAAAAAGTGGTCACGGACTGGATAACGTACAAAAAAAGAGACTTAAAATATCCACTATTCTCGGGTTGAATGATCCGTTCGAGATGTTTAGTCATGACGTAAAAAATCCATCAATTCGAGAGCTATCAAAATTAAGTCGGCAGTTCTTCAATAGAGAATTTGGAATTATCTGCTTCAGTAAGTCCAGTTACAGTCCGGTCCAGTGGGCACACTATTCCGAAAGAAATACTGGGCTATGCTTGGGGTTTGACATTCGAGAGGACCTGTTGATGGATGTAAAATATCTTGATGAGCGCGTTAAGGGCGTTAGTTTTCCAACCGACCCACGATTCACAGAAAGGTGGATGAGGGATGTCCTATCTACGAAGTATTCAGCATGGAAATACGAAGACGAGGCCAGGTGCTTTGCTCGGCTGGAGGTTGAGGAAAATGGTCTTTATTTTAAAGGGTTTGATAAAGGATTAATTCTCAAAGAAATTCAAGTTGGATTTCAGAGCGAAGTTACGAGAGCGCAAGTGGCATCTGCTGTTGGCGATGATTATGGGTGTGTTGAATCATTTAAAGTGCGACCTGCTTTCGGAAGCTTTCAAATGGTTCGAAACAAAGATGAGTCACTTTGGATCTAGTTCCATCATCGGAACTAATCGTCCTTTAGGCAGCTGCTTTAAGCGCTTCGATAATTCGCTGTCCGGCCAATGGTGGGACTGCGTTTCCCGTCATGTGCATGGTTAGGCGGTGATTGTCCGGACGCATGGTGTCGGAGGGGAAGGATTGCGCCAACATCGCCTCGTTGGCGGTAATCATGCGCATCCGATTACCGTCAACAACTGCCCAACGATCTATGGTGGTGATGGTTCCGATTGGGCGATCTAGGCTTCGACCAGTGAGGCCAGAGCCAGATCCGTAGTAAGGCATCACGAACCGTTCGCCGAAGCGTTTGCGGCCGTTCTCTACTCGAACCAGCGTCGAAGCTGCCCGACCTGGCTTGATGATTGGCGACCACTTACCGGCATCAAAGTCGACTATTTGGCTCGCCGGCACATGTTGGTAGCGGGGCAGTTGCAAGTGAAGTGGGGCCTTGCTGCGAGAGCAGACCATGAACAGTCGTACGCGATGCTGAGGTACGCCCAAGTCGGCGCAATCCACAATGTGTGGTGCCAGCGTGTAGCCCAGACGTTGCATCGCATCTGCCCATGCTGGGTACAAAATCCAGTCCATGAACTCCGGCACGTTTTCAATCACCGCGAAGTCGGGCCGATTCACCTCAGCATTTGCCACCGGTGCCCAAGCTGTCGATCTTGAATTGTCGTGCTGTGGATTCCCCGATGCCTTACCGCGGGCCTTGGTATGTCCTTGGCAGCACGGCGAGGCCAGCATGACGTCATGCTTGGGTACCTTCGACCAGTCAGCTTGGTGCAAGTCCTGGCAGACGTGATGCGTATCTGGGTTGTTCTTTGTGTGCCACTCTACAGCAGCAGGCCAGTGGTTGGCCGCCCAAAGAACTTGCAAGCCGGCATCGACGCCGCCGCGCGTCCATCCGCCGAAGCCGGAAAACAAATCAATTGCTGTGAACATAGCGGGGCCTCGCTGGCTGGCGTGATTCGTTGAAGTGGGGTATTTGTGTTTGGCCCGGCATGGGCCGGATTGAGGAGACTTAAATGGCGGATTCGCCGTGGGATATGTGGTCGGCTATCGGAACAGTCGCCGCTGTTTTTGTTGCCCTGGGTATTTCCGGTCAGGCTTCTTGGGCAACTCGGAAGGCTGAGAAGGATCGCTCAGAATTGGCAGCTGCGAAAATGCTCAGCCCGCTCTCGGCTATTGAGCGTAAGGCGGCATACCTGTCGGTATGCTTTGCATTCGGCGAAAGTGACTTCGCTGAACCAAACACCAATGTACTCGCCGCCCTAGACGAACTTGAGGCACTCTCAAGAGCAGTCTCGATTGAAGATTTGTATCCCCTTCTCAAGTTGCCAAGACATGCAGCCAAAAGATCGGCCAGGGCCTTAGGGCTGATTCAAACATTTGTGAACGACGTTTATGCACTGTTCACGCATAAAAATTGGATCAAGATGGACGCTCATCAAAGAGCGATTCATTACAACAGGTGGCTGCAAACGATCTCCGAAATCAAAGATCACCTAACTGTCGCAGTAAGCGTCTGTGAATCTGCAGCGTCGACCGGTGCGCCGCGACCGTCGCCAGAGGAGATGTATGGCAACCCGCCAGAACATTAATCGCCGCGCTCCGTGAACGGATGCAGCAGTGTTTTTGGCAGTACACAACTGCCCGAACGGACGCGCTAAGGTTGCTACTCATCATGAGAGGGCGCACCAATGCGAACTGAATCAGGGCAAGAGGAAGTAAAATTTAAATACAGGGGCTATGACGTAACGGTTTTTTTAGAGGGCCCGCTCAACCTAGATGCCAACGAAGGATTCGACGTAACGATCGACATCAGTAGAGGCTCAACGAAAGTTAGATCGCGTTGGAGAGAATCATCAATTACCCATAAGCTGCGCGAGGACGCAGAGCGTGTCGGAATATCTGTCGCACGCAATGAAATCGACGGGCTGATTTAAGTCTTGATTCTCGTCTTGGCGAACTGCTCAAGCTGTCGCGACCACTTTTCTGTCACGACAATTTCAGGTCGCGACATGGTTGCGAACCGAGCGGACTCTTCAGCGGGAGCTGCAGCCAGGTTGATCAGGAAGGTCGATGCCGTCTCCTGCCATTCCTCGAAGTCGTGGCGCTCGCCCAGCACCTGGAGGGCATCAGCGAGCGCCTTCGACACAATCAAAGTTCGCTTCTCGGCGCCGATCCGATCCAACAGGGTTTTTGTTTTGGCGCGCTTTTCCTTCTGCAACTCCGCATTGCTCTTGGCCATGGCCTGCCTCTTTAATTCCGTAGGTCGGTAGATCCAGCCATGTCTGTCGTCGACGCTGGCGCACCAGTTTGTTGATCGGTCTCAATGTCCTGCACCGAAGTAGGCGAACAAGAGCAACAGGAGCGCCGAACCGGTGGTCCAGCGCAGCAGTGTGCGAGCGAATGCTTTCGCTGGCTTGTGGCTGGCAGCGAACTGGCAGGCATTGTCATGACTTAACGGCTCACCTTTTACCGAGCCAGTGGAGTGCACGATTACTTCAAATGTGATGCCGCCGTGTGGCACAACGGTGTAGTTCAGTATGCGAGCAGGCTCATCCCGACCTATGCGTTGGTACATTTCGGTGGTGGCCAGGGACGTCTGGAGACGCAACCCTTGGAGGATTGCTTGGCTCTGTCTGATCGTTTGGTTCATGGCTTTTCCTAAGCGTGGGTTTCATGTATTCGTCAGCACTCGGCGTACCTGGTTGCCGTTAGGCGCAGAGGAGAGTGCTGACGGATAAAGGCGTGAAAAAGAAAGGCCCGTTGGACGTTCGGGCCTTTCACAGATGCAGTGATCTTCGCGTTATGGTCTATTTCATGATGGTCATCCTCTGATGCGCGCCGTTGGCATCTTGGCGGGCGCTCGCCGTACTCTGGTTTGTTGCATGCAGGTGGCCGGTATAAGCCGGGGTTTCGTCCGCATCGGTGAACTCTGAAGCGATGGCACAGAGACCATCCAACAATCGTTGTGCTTCAGAACTCACCGATGCGGCCTGGTGCTGGGGAGTACCAAGTGCTCGGGCAGTTATCGTCAGGCTGACGTGCAGTGATGCAATTCATCCTATTTCCGCCGGAGGGGCGGGGCGCATTGCTTGCCGGGTCATTCACACGGCTCTAGCGTTTCACCATCGATCAGCCGACCAGGTTGTTCCTGTCGTTGGCAGGCTTTCAGAGCTGTCTGTTCGCCGTTCGCCGGTAGAGGTAATGCGGTCTATTGTTCGTTGCGTCGATTGTTAAAGAGCGGCGGGTGGTCCCGTATTGCCGCTGCGATTTGCGACGACGGACAAATATTGCCGCCGGGGATATTAAAAGTCAATGCCGCCGGAGATATATTTATTCGAAGCATAAAAAACCCGCACCGGGCGGGCTTGATTCGGTAGTGGGTTAGATATTTGCCGGAAGGTCCCAGGAGACGCGGACGGTACAGTCATCCTCACGACGGACAGTTACGTGCTCGGTATCTGCTATCTCACCAAGGAGCTGTTTCCAGTCCTCCGCGCATTCATCTGCTGCCTTGCAAATGACTACCGTTTTTCTTTTTTGGGCAGCGGGGGAGCTGATGATTTTTTGGATGCGGAGTCCAAGAAGCTCAAACGAGTTTGGCGGTGTTGGTTGGTATTTTGGTTTTGCCATAGCACTGCTCCTTTTTTGTATGGATATACAGTGAATGGCTTGGTCCTTAAGCGCTAAAGATTAACGATTAAAAACAATTATTTAAGAGAGAAAAGCCCGCAATTAGCGGGCTTTAGGAGGGAGGCGCCTAGTGGCATTGCTGACAAATCGAGGGATCCAAATTTAGATTCTGCCCAGTACCTTGCTGGGGGCAAGAATTGCGCCTACGTAATGGATTTTTTCAATATCTACTCGCGCTACTGTCAGCCGTTCACCGTAAGCCGAGTTGATCGACATGAGGCTGACTTCTTCTTCATTTTCGAAGAGAAGTTCTTTAACCATGCTCTGTCCATCAACGGTGGTCACCATCACGTACTCGCCTGGTACCAGGCGGTGATTGGGTTCGCAGACAGCGACCCAGCCGCTACGGATCGCGGGAGCCATTGAGTCACCCTTAAGTCGGAGTGCGTAGGCGTCCTCATCCCGGGAGTAGGTCTCAACCCAGCCTGCTGCTTGGTCAAGGCTTGTCCAATATCCCTCACTCCCAAGCTGTGCGGTTCCTTCAATATTGATTCGGCGCGGGGAGGAATAGATAGGGGGGCCAGCCTCGACATTGGATTCGAAGCTGGCCTGCGCCATTTTTGCAATCTCATCAGCCAGTCGAGGGCTAAATGACTCTACGGGTTTGGAAATTAACCCGGCAATTGCACTTGCGACTTTCGCATTCAATGCGTTGTAGCCGTTCAGATACGCACTGACGGAGCCCTGATTTATGCCTAAGGCGTCTGCGATTTTTCCTTGAGTCAGGGCGTCACGCCGCGACTTGCCTGTGTTGAAGGCATCCACAGCCACTTTGAGCGCCAAGCACTCTTCTTTTTCCCAGTCTTCAAGATCGCGTTTTTTCATTTGACGATTATTCCTTGCGGCGATATTTAATCAAATGCCGCCGGGCTTGATTAAATAAATGCCGCCGGAGATACTTATGGCGTGTTTAACGATGGAGATCGGCGCAATGAGCCGAAAAAGTCTTGAGGAGTTTGCTCGTGCTCGTGGGCAAACCAATGCGGCGAATCTGCTTGGGATGTCTCAAGGGTCGCTCAACAAAGCCCTGCAGGTCGGCCGTGACGTTTTTGTTACTGAGCACGCAGATGGCTCTTACACAGCGGAAGAGCTTAGACCGTTTCCGGTTCAAAGCGCGAAACGTACGCGTCGCCGGCTGCCCATCTAATGAGCCAACTTTGAGCGCAACGGCGCCGAGAGAAAACTAGACAATGAAATCGCCAGTACTAGAAACCCGTCGCGCAGTGGTGATCGAGGTCGCAAAGAAATACCCAGGCGGCCAGGTATGCGCTTCAGCTCGCCTCAGTCTCGAACTGAAGCGTTTTAAGAATCAGGTGTATGAGAGCGGTGGTGTTGTTCCTCTTAGCGATGAGGAGGTTTACGTCCTCGAAAGCGAGCAGGGCACCACACACCTACCGGACTACATCTGTGCGATGTACGGCGGAGTTTTTGTTCGCCTGCCTGAAGTCGGCGATCTGGACAACGTAGACATGCACCAGCGCTCTTTGCGTACTTCTGTGAAGCGCGGCCGAGTTGACCAGTTTCTTGCCCTGGCGCTGGAGGATGGCGAAATTACTGCGGCAGAAGCCGCAGAGATACTGGCCTTACATGCTAAGCACCTGTCTGCGCGCCACGAGGAGGTGACTGCGCTGATCGAGTTGCACAAGTCGAAACGCCCAGCCCCACCGCGAAGCGGGAAAGGTTGATATGCAGTTCACGATCACGATCAACCAGGTGAAAGCGCTGCAGTGGGGGTTGAACTCGCAGCAGGCATTACTGTTTTCGTTTGTCTACGAATGTCCTAGTTGGGCCAAGGCAATCAAGACCGATAACGGGATTTTCTTTGCCTTGAGCAAGGCAAAGATCGTGGAGGAGTTGCCCCTGCTCACCGACAAACCAGACACCGCGTACCGACTTCTCAAAGGGCTCGAGACCGCAGGGTTGATCGAGCTATCCCACACTTCAAACATCAGTTTGTTTCGTTTGACCGAGAAGGCCAAAGAGTGGAATCGCAAGCTGGACGGGTCGGAAAAATATCCGACCTCTGATGTGAGCCAAGGTCGGAAAAAAATCCGATCTACCTCGGAAAAATCTCCGAGCAAGGTCGGAAAAATTTCCGAACAGGGTCGGAAAAAAATCCGAGAAGGGTCGGAAAAATCTCCGACAAATCAGGGTACCAGTAATCAGGTTACCAATCAGGTAACCAGTAATCAGGAGAAGCAGGGCGCTGACGCGCCAAGCAAATCGCCAAAGTTTGATCCGCTGATGGTCAAACCGGAAAATGTCAGCGTCGAGGTGTGGGCCGATTGGTGCCAGCACCGCAAGGAAATCCACAAACCCCTTACCGCCAAAAGCTGCGAACAACAAGCCAAGGCCTTGGCGGCACACCCAGCCCCCGATTCCGTGCTGGTCCTTTCGATTAGCAATGGATGGACAGGGATCTTCCCTGACAAGCCGGTCGGCATCGCACATTCACTTCCAGTCAGTCGCCATTCCGGCTTCGACACTCGCGATTACAAGGCTGGCACCAAGGAGAACGCCAATGGCACCTTCCGTCTCTAATCTCAGTGCTCACATAGACCGAAAATTCCGCGTCATCGGCCGTAAACCAGCGAGCTGCTTCGATCATGGCGATTACTCGGCGGTCATCCTCAAGGGCGGCAGCCTGTCAGGCTGTCCGATCTGCGCGAGTAACCAACGCGATATGCAAGAGCTTGAGCGCAAGCGCTCCCAGTTTCGGATTGTTCAACAGTCGAGCGCCCGGATTCCAAAACGTTTCGCGGAAAAGACGTTTGCCGATTTCGTCGTATCGCACCCTGCCCAGCAGATTGCCCTGGATGCATGCACCGATTATGTCGAGAACTTTTCGAAACATCGCCGAGAAGGTCGCTGCATGTTGCTGCTGGGGAAGGTTGGCACCGGCAAGACGCACCTAGCTATTGCCTCGGCCAATCACCTGATCAACGAATGCATGGTAAAGGCGATCTACCGCACGGTGGGCTCACTCATTGGCGATATCCGGGCGACGTTCAATGATCGCTCGGGCGAGTCCGAGGCGCACATCCTGCGTGAGGTGATTAGCGCGGACCTGCTGGTGCTCGATGAAGTCGGCGCCACCAAGCAGAGCGAGTTCGAGCTGGCCACGCTGTTCAGCATCATCAATGGTCGTTACGAGCAATGCCGCCCGACAATCATCGTCAGCAACCTTTCTCCTGCCGAACTGAACGACGCCATTGGCGCGCGCTGTGTCGACCGCATCCGCGAAAACGGGTGCATTGGCGTGGCATTCGAGTGGGAATCTCAACGCGGTAAGGAGGGCTTCTGATGGGGATCAGCTTGGAAACACCCGATCGCCGCTTGGCTATTCCGGATCCGGCAAACTATCGGTATGCCGTGTTCTGCTGCTCTTTCAAGTTGGACCTGAGTGATACACCGGACCACGCGCTGGCACTGTTCGCGAATCAGGCTATGGCCGAGCGCTATGGCGTCTGGATGTGGCCCACCACCTTCCAGGTCGTTGACCTCGACGATACCCCCGGTGCACGAACGTGAACGCTCTGGTGAAAACCCTGACAGTCAAACTGTCAGATGCCGAAATCGAACGCAATGCGAAGAAGCTGCATGTACGCGACTTGCGCGATGCCAGTCACCCCGCGTTGCACTTTCGCTTTGCGAAGAATCGGGCGCGCGGGTCGTGGTACCTATTGAACAAACGCCAGTGGCACCGCATAGGCGCCTTTCCCGACCTGTCCACCAAGCAGGTGGTCGCGGCGTTGCCGGCGGTTCGCTTGCGCGTGGCAGCCGATGGCGCGGCCAGCGTGTCGGGTTGGGTCACTGTCGGCGAGCTCCTCGAATGGTTTACTGATCGCATGTCGCGCTCCCGGTCGCTTTCGGCCAAGCGTCGGTCAGCGATCAAGTCAGCCATCAATTGCCAGCTCAAGCCACGCCTGGATGATCTGCTGATTGGCGACGTCAACGCCCAGACCCTCGACAAGCTGCTGATGTGGCCGGCTCAGGCCGAGCTGTCGCTGTCCTACGTTCAGCAGCTCTACCGATTGCTGGCCATGGCCTTTCGGCAGGCCCGCAAACTGGACCTGATCCCGATCAATCCGATGGCCGAGCTCAAGTTCGGCAACTTTACGACGGCGCGCATCCTACCCAAGGCCGCGCGCCTGCGTGACGTCCAGTTGCCCGAGCTTGTGTCGCAGCTGACCGAACGATTCGAGAGCACACCCGGTGACGCCATGCTGGCCCTGATGATGTTGTGCCACGGCACTCGCATCGGTGAAACCCGCCAGACTCGTTGGGCGGACATTACGCTGCCGGAACGTGAGTGGTTCCTGCCGGCCGAACACACCAAGAGCAAGGCCGAGCTGCGGGTGCCACTGACCGACCAAGTCTGCGCATTGCTGCGCCGCTACCGTGACCGACAAGCCGCGCAAGGGTACGAGGGGCCATTCCTGTTCCCGTCCCGCCGAGGCAAGGCGCTGAGCGATAACCAGGCGAGTGCTGTGTTCACCCGATTAGGGCAGGGCGCCTGGACCAGTCACGACCTGCGCAAGGTGGCGCGTACCGCGTGGACCGACCTTGGCGTTGATGGTCACATCGGTGAAATGCTGCTGAACCACTCCCTCGGCAAGATCGCCTCAACCTACATCAACACCCAGGCCAAGGAGCAGCGTCGGATGGCGCTGGTGAAGTGGCACCACTGGTTAGATAGCCGTGGCTTCAAGAAGATTCATGCGCAGACAGGCGTTAGATATGAAGAATCGCAAAACCTCGTCGACGCCTTGAACAGCGTGGCCTGCGAGTCCATTCCGCAATTTGTTAAGGGCGAGGTTTGAAAACATGAAAAAAGCCCAGGCCCATGGCTTTCGTAAGGCGCGGATTGAGCTGGAGCACTGCTTGACCTGCAAGGGCAAAGCCGTGGTGCAGGGTGTTTTTTATGAGCTGGTTTGCAGTGATTGCAACGGCTCAGGCTGGGTCATGGCGGGAAGTAGGTTGATGCTTTCTACAGACGAATTGGTGACACAACTCAGCCTCAGATTGCAGCAGGCTCAGCGCGAAATTGAGGTGCTGAAGCGGGTTCCATCGTTATCCGGCCCGGCTGCGTACTACCAACAGAACAACCGTCGCGGTGCCGGCGGATCAAATTACACAGGGGATTGAAAGCATGATGATTCGTAAGCCGGCTGGCCGACCGTTGGGGGATACCGAGTACTTGTTGGAACAGTGGGGATGGTGGCGGATGGACGGGGCAGGGATACCCCATTACACCTCACCGACATTTGCGCTGATGCGCCAGGCGATGCCGCAAGTGTCGTCGAGCAAGAACTATTGCATCACGGACGAATGGGCCGGGGCTATTGACAGTGCAGTGGCACGGCTCTCACACCGTGATCAGCAGATGGGCGATATTATTTGGCTTTACTACGGTGCTAAATGGCCCATGGTCCGGGTTGGCAAGCACTACGGCATAAGCGAAGGGAAAACGCGGGAACTGGCGAGAGCAGGGGCGGCATGGATCGATTGTGCTGTCGATGCAATACGGCAAGCTGCTTAATCGGGCTGACTGCCTGGTTTGCAGTGAATTTTACGAGAGCTTCGTAGCATTCCCCGAAACAAAGCGACCCAAAGAAACGTAAAGCCATTAGCCGGTTTTACAAAAATCTCCACCGGAGAAATGAAATCCAGCAAGCAGTTACAGGGTGGGCACGTCTGGAGCAGAGGGCGCCTGAGAACGCCATAAGCTCCTGATGCTGCAGCATTGACAACCAGCAAGCAGTTACCGAGCTTTACCAATGCAGCTTGACCCGTTAAGTTTGACCGATGGCAATGTGCCAATTTCGGGGCTAGGGTATATGTCAGGACGACCTTTGATATTAATGCTGCGTACAGGGGCAAGCATTAAAGCTATTAACTCCTACAAAACCATGGCTATCTATTTGAAAGTGCACAATATAGTACGGGTTAGATATGCTTGATACAAAAAAAGCAAGGGAGCAAAATGGTAGAGATTCATTCAGTAGATATCGCGCTCAGGTCAGGTCTGCCGCGGTAGCCTCACTTTCAATACTTGAAGGTGCGAATGTAGATAGGGTTTACTGCGATCTTCATGATGATTTCGTTATTAGGAAAAAAGATGGAGATGGATTTTCATATATATTTTATCAGGTTAAAACCAAAGGTAAGCAAAATCACAATTGGACTATTAATGAGGTCTTCGGTCTTAATACTAGAATAAAAGATCAGACCAAGCAAAGTGTTGAGTCTATCAAAGAAAGTTTTGTAGGTAAGTTGTTGCTTCATACAGTTGTTTTTGATGAGTTTTGCAATTCCGTAATATTTCAGACTAATGTGAATAATAGTGATGAAGTCGATGACTTATTGGCAGACATTCAGTCTGGGGTCTTTGCCAATAAGTTTTCGAAAGTTATTCTTGAGCGTTTTACGGAATGCTTCGGGGGCGACAGCATCACGTACAGTCCGGAGGAGGCAAAGTCAAAACTATCAAAGCTTTCATTTGAGTCAGATGTTTCTTTTTTAAAAGACGGCGATAACTATTTTGAGTTGATTGTAAAGGAAAAAATATTTGAGTTTAGTGAGATTGATCTAGAGCGCGCTGAATTCAGAGAGATTTTACTACGACTGCTTGATTTGGTCGAAAGAAAATCAAGCGGCGTAATTAAGACTTGGGATGCTGACTCTATAGAAAGCTGTGCGGGGATATCAATCGATGATCTCCTTACAATATTGAGCATTTCTAAAGATGCCTACTATAGTTTATTGAAAGGTGGTGATAGCAGTGCCATAAAGTCAGCATCTATGATTCAGCGCGCATTGAAGGCCGGCGGTGCTGACACGTCAATGGTTATGTATTGCTCTAAATGTAAAACGGACTGGGATTTATGGTTTAGGAATGCTAGGCATGTTATACAGGAACTAGATTTGTTAACTATTTCTGAACGTGTTGGCGCCACTCTTAAGAATACGGTGGATCTACAAGGATTTTTAGCTTTAAATAATTTGCGCATGCCAGTAAAAAACTTGCTTGCGGAACTCGAAGAACAAGGTCTGCGATTCGATCTCACCGAGGATCTTTTGTTAGGTGGGGTTTTTTCTGCGTTTGTGAGGGGCAAGTCATGAACTTTGAGAACTTCTTTTCGTCAATTGCCGACAAAAATATATCGCTGCCAGTGGCAGCTGTCGGGTCAAGTCGACATCAATTAAATAATGAAGCACTTTTTCAACTACCATTAATATGTCTGATTGTATTGTTGATGGCGAAGGATAAAAGAAAACCTCGAGTGTCTGAAGTCGGCCAGTTGGTTGGCGAGAGTATCGAGGGGGCTATGCCTGGATTTAAGGGGTCTGCTCAACATTTGGGTTGGTCTGCAAATTTGAGAGTTAGAACGGTAAAGGCGATAACATTTCTTGAAAATACCTCGCTTATTGAAGTGAATAACAGGCAGAGCCGTCTCGCTATAACGGAACTTGGTAAGAAAGTCATATCCAGAGCAACCAGCCAAGATGATGATCTCTCCTACAATCTCGCATATATCGCGAGAGCCTATAGAAATATATGTGTTGCGAAACAGCTTGATTTGGAGTTGGAATGAAACTTATTAGTTTAAAGATTTTTCCAAATGGCCAGTTGGGTTGGGGGTCTGGGGTCCTAAATTTTGGAGAGAATATAACTCAGTTGTTCGGGCCTAATGGGTGTGGTAAAACTCCCGTGGTTCAGTCTATTCCTTTCTGTCTAGGCTTCCCAAGTGTTTTTCGAAACGATATATATGATCGATGCAAGTATGCAGAGCTTACAGTCTCGTCTGCCAAAGGCAGTTTGATTTTACGTCGAATATACAGCAGGGAAATGGATGTCGAGGTAGTAGAGCCATCAGGAGTAGTTCAAAGATTTTATAACGAGAGAGATTATTCTCGCTATATGTTTGAATGGCTTGGCTTAACAGCCCATAACTTAGTAACTGTCGGTAATCAGCCAGGCACAGCTTACCTTGCTACACTGCTGCCACTGTACTACTTGGATCAAGATGATGGGTATAGTGAAATCTATTGCCCACCCAGTAAATTCATTAAAGATCAGTTCTCGGAAATGATGAGGATGGTTTTTGATTTGCCCGTTAAAAACTCGTTTGATGTAAAAAAAGAACGGTTTCGGGCGAAGGAGCGTTTAGATTTTCTAGACAAAGATGCCCAAACTATTTCTAGGATGGTGGAGGTTGCTAAAGGCAATATAAAAGAGATAACGAGATCCAGACCTGAATTGGTTGCGGAAATATCACAGCTAGAGTTTGAGGTAGAAAGTCTTCAGGGGGCTGGGGCCAGTCGAGATGACTCTATTGGTGCGCTCGATCGATTGATATTCAATCATCGAAATGCTATCAGAGAAGTGTCGTCAGAAATAAATCAGTTGCAAAGACGTAATCTCGGTATTGGCAAGATTGTTAACGAAATCAACACTGAAATCGAAACCCTGAACCTCAATGAGGAAGCGCGTAGAGTCTTTCTTTCATTTCGGGAAATATGTGGGGCGGACTTATGTCAGTTGTTTTCTTCAAGCTCCGAAGCCTATAGTAAAAATTTGCTCTATCTTCGTGATCAAATTAAAGATTTGGAGCGTAACGCTGAACTTGATGAGGTTCGAATTGAAGAGTTAAATCGGCAGCGCGTGGCTCAAGAGCTAGCTATTCAAGCGTTAATTAGTGAGCGCAACTCATCAAGCTCAAAAAGTGAAATATCGACATTAGTAGAAGCTATTACGAGACTAAAAACCGAGATTTTTGCACTTCAAGGTCAGCTGAGTGAGCTTGATAAAGTGACCGCGCTGGAAGGTAAGCAGTTTAATGTGTTAGTGGAGCGCGATAAGGCTCTGACTCTATATGGGTCGTTCTCGACGGATAGGTCGTATTCGCCTGAACTAATTAAGGTTCGTTCTGATATTCGCCGATACTTCATAGATTGGCTTAACTTGCTACATACGCATAACGTCAGTAAAGATATAACTTTTAAAGATGATTTTACGCCGTTGTTGGGTGTTGAAACCATATCTCAATTAAAAGGAAGCACGAAAATTCGAGCAGTGCTGGCGTACCATGCGGCTGTCTTCCAGGTTTTTGCTGAAAAAGGCGTAATGGGTTTCAAGTTTTTGATTTTGGATACGCCCAAGCAGCATGAAATACATAATGACGACTTAGGGCGATATTTAAGTGCTTTGAAAGTATTATGTCGTCGTCATGGTGCACAAATAGTTTTCTCAACAACAGAGTACCATTATGACGGGGATGATACCGATGCTGAGTGGCTACCTCCTTACGAAGGGGAGGAGCAAAAAATGTTCTTGAATCTTGGGGGCATAAATAATTAATAGCAAAGAGTGCAGGTGCAATTTGTGCCTGCACTTTTTTAACCACAGTAAGTGCTCAAGCCTCTCCAGTTGAAGCCAAGAAGGAGCCGTTACCGTCAAGGCAAGGCAATCGAGCAGATTATTGTTGTACTCCCGATGTCGAGCTTCTGGGCAATTCACGCCTGTCGCGCGACCGATGTGTCAAATATTATGCATCGACTGGCCAACGCGATGGCAAATCTTGTGGTTGACTCCGGTGCAGTTTCGCATTTACAACGGGAAAGACTTTTCCGCGCGGAATAGACATGCTTTTATAGCAGCGTGTGTTGCTATGAACGCAGCGAGACGCCTTTCTAGAACCCGACAAGTGAGTGGGGTTTTTTGTACCCTTTTACAAGCCCTGCCATCGAGCAGGGCTTTTTCGTTTTCGGCTCCGCCACACCCATCGCCTCAAGCCGGGAGTGCTGCGGAAGCCGGATCTATTGCACTTCCCGAACGGGAGGAATCCGGATGACAAACATGCCCGACAAACCAGACACATGGCTGCTCGTTCTCGCGTGGCTGGGGCAGCATGCATCGACGATTTACGCCGGAGCATTGTCATTCGTGGTAGGTGCATTGCGGATTATTTATGGCGGCGGCACGCGGCGACAGGCATTGCTTGAAGCGTCGCTCTGCACGCTGATCACCATTGGCTTGATTCCGCTGCTGGAGTACTCCGGCTTACCGCAGAACTTCGCCACGGCTGCAGGTGCATTCATCGGTTTCCTAGGGGTGAAGAAGATTGCCGATCTGGCTGATCGGTTTGCCGACTTCAAGTTTCCTAAATCAGATTCCTCGCCATGAAGCGCTGCGCCTGGGTGCTACCTCTTGTGCTCCTAACGGCCTATGCCATCACGGGCCACATCCACTGCGGCGAGTCGCCTGCATTTCAGCCGCTAGCAACTCAATCACTGAATTTTGAGATTTAAAGAATGGCCTACTCCCAATACGAAACTGTCGTTGCCAACACTCCCGAGGAGCTGACAGCCAAGCTGGCACAAGCCATTGCCGATGGCTGGCAGCCATACGGTAGCCCTGTCTCCATCACTGAAGGCTTTCAAGTGCTCCAAGCTGTGGTGAAGGGATCGAACAATGTCGGTGGTACGCCAGGCGACATCACCGCGGATAGCATCACGGACGCGTCGGATGTCGGTAAGGCGGTGTTGGTGAGCGTCGATGCCGCGGCTGCTCGTACCGCAATTGGTGGTGGGACTTCGGACTTCTCGGGTAGCTACAACGACCTGAGTGACAAACCGGCCATTCCCGCTGAGGGCGATGCCGCATTGCTTCAAGCTGGCACTGACCTTGTGGCGCATACCTGGTCAGCCAAAACGATTTATGACGAGATTGCCCGCCAGCTTGCAGCAATACCTTGATAGCCAGTTGGAGTCGTTTTGTGAAAGCTATAGGACGGGGGACTTATGCAAGTACGGGTGTTGAACGAAGAATTGGACGTGCTCTGGGTTAAGACAGAGATCGGCGGTGTTACAAACCTGTCGTTCCGCCGGGATGGAACTATTGAAAGGATCATCGATGCTTTGCAGCGTGCACTTGATCATGCCCGTGCAGAGCGTAACTGCGAGGATGATTGCACCGATGCAGCGCTACAGAACTCGCAGGCGCTGGAAAGAATGCTAGGGCGTGGCAGTTTCGGTGTGCAGAACACGACCGACGGGGACCCTGGCAACTTCCGAGGAACACGGGGCATAAGACTCGCGCGAACGCGTTAGCGGCACCCCACCAAAGTTAGTTAACTGGTTAACTCCATTGGTTAACTGGGCTGAAAGCCTTGTGGGCTGCGGCTTACAGGGCGGTTAACTTAGGAGTTAACCTGGTTAACTCGACTATTCCCTGATTCGTCTGTAAGCCATGTGGGCCGCGGCCTGCAGAGCGGTTAACTAAGGCAGTTAATGAAGAGTTAACTAAGCGACTGAAAAACCGGCCATGAATTTGCTTGAAAGCCAAGCAGACCGTGGCGTTGAGGTGGTTAACCTAGGAGTTAACCGACTAATTTACTCGGTTAACTCTCGGCCCCGCCGGGTTAACCGTAAGGTATCGACATGACAGCACTCACCAAAGCGGAGTTCGCCACTCGCCAAGGGTGGTCGAAACCCTACGTGTCGAAGTTGGCCAAGGCCGGACGTTTGGTGTTGATGGCCGATGGCATGGTGGATGTAGAGGCTACGGATCGACTCCTGTTCAGCACCGCGGATCCAAGCAAAGCCAACGTGGCGGCGCGGCACGAGCGTGAACGAATTCAGCGCAGGCCGGAAGGAAATACCCCGGCCCCTCACATCGCATACGAACCACCAACCACTGTTCCACTCCAGGCGCCTTTGCCTGTCGAAGGTATCCCGGACTTTCAGGAGTCTCGTGCCTACCGCGAATTTTATGAGTCACGCCTGACCGAGAGCGAGTTTCATAGAAATCGCGGCGCTCATGTTGAGTTGGATGCCGTTAAAACGGCGGCGTACACGACGGGGCGGATGTTGCGGGATCTGTTGCTCGGCATGCCACCACAGCTGGCACCCGAATTGGCGGCCATGAGTGATCATTGGCAAATCGAGAAGCACCTCACTGCCGCATTGCGCCGGGTGCTGGACGATGCAGAACGGATGGCCTCGATAGACCTCATCCATTCTTTGACTGCAGCGAGTTAATCCATGTCAGCGGAAATGCCCGACGGTGCAACGGTGTACCGGGAGGCGTACTTTCGCGGGCTGCGACCCGAGCCGGATGTCTGGATCGATCAGTGGGCTGACGAGTTCATGCGCATTCCGCGTGATGCAGGGGCTGCCGAACCTGGGCAGTACCGTACAGCGCGAACACCCTATGCCCGCGAGCCCATGCGTTGCCTGTCGCCGGCACATCCGTGCAAGCGCGTGGTGACCATGGTGGCTTCGCAGTTGATGAAAACCCAGATCGCCTTGAACTGGATTGGCGGTCTGATCCATATGGCTCCGTCGAATATTCTCACGCTATTGCCCAGCCTGGGATTGGCCAAGCGAGTCTCGTCGCGCATCGGCAAGACCATCAAGGCCACCCCGGTGCTACGCGAACGGGTGGCGGCGAACCGTTCGCGTGATGCACGCAACACCATGGACACCAAAGAGTTCGAGGGTGGTTCGTTGTATGTCACCACCGCCGGCTCGGCGGCGAACCTGTCGGAGTTGTCGGCCCGTTATATCTACGGCGATGAAGTGGATCGCTGGGTTGTGGACGTGGGCGAGGAGGGCGACCCGATTGAGCTGGCTGAAACCCGGGGCAGTACGTTTGGCCGTAACGCCAAGTTTTACTTTTCCAGTTCGCCGACGATCAGAGGGGCTTCGCGTATTGCCGATCTGTTCGAGACTAGCGACCAGCGTTTTTACTACGTGCCGTGCCCTACTTGCGGGCACATGCAAGTCCTGGAATGGGAGCGCCTGCATTACTCGGCGGATTGCCAACTGGCTCACTACGAGTGCGCCGGGCCCAACTGTGACGTGCTGATCGAAGAACATCACAAGGGCGAGATGTTGACCAAGGGCGAGTGGCGTGCGCATGCCGAAGGTGATGGCGAAACCGTCGGCTTCAACCTCAATGCGTTGTACTCGCCTCCCGGCTGGACCGGTTGGGCATCGCTGGCCAAGCAGTTCGAGAAGGCCAAAACAGCCATGTCTCGCGGCGACTTGGAACCCATGCAGGTGTTCTACAACACCCGTCTGGCGAAGGTTTGGGACAGTGCCCAGGAGCAAACCAAAGCGGATGTCCTGATGGCGCGGGCACGCCTGGAAAGCTATGGGCTGGGTTCGATGCCGTTTGCTGTGTTGATGCTGACGGCTTCGGTGGATGTCCAAGCCAACCGGCTGGAGTTCATGGTGGTCGGTTGGGGCGCCGGCATGGAGCGTTGGATCATCGACTACCAGGTGATCTGGGGCGATCCGTCCGACGACCGCACCTGGTCGGTGCTCGATGACAAACTCAAGGCGCGTTACCCCCACCCGTGTGGTGTGGAGCTGACGATCCGGGCGGCCGGCATCGACTCCGGTGGTAACCACACCGACGAGGTGTACCAGTTCTGCCGGCTGCGGCGTTGGCGCAACATCTTCGCTGTCAAGGGTGCGAGTAAGCCGGGTCGACCGGTCATTGCGCAGCGGCCATCGATGATGGATGTCACTTGGAAAGGTCAGACCGAACGTAAGGGCGTCGAGCTGTGGTTTGTCGGCACTGACACCGCCAAGGATTGGATCTACAACCGCTATCCAGTGGAGGACGGTCCGGGTGCGCTGCACTTTGCCAACGATCTGCCGGATGATTTTTTTGCCCAATGCGTTGCCGAGCGCAAGGTGACTCGCTACGTCAAAGGCTACAAAAAAATCGAGTGGGTCAAGGGCAAGGCGGAGCGCAATGAGGCCCTCGATCTGATGGTGTACAGCCTGGCGATGGCGCATTACTTGGGTCTGAACCGCTACAAGGAACACGACTGGGAGCGGGTGAGAAATGCTCTGTTTCAGGCGGCGCCACCGGGCGAGAAAGCCGTCACGGTTGAACGTGTCAGTGCTCCGGCGACATCACGGCAGCCACCTGCCGTTTCCGTACCGCCACCGGTCAAGCCAGCCGGAGCACCGGTGCCGATTGCACGCCCCCCACAGCGTCGCAGCTCCAGCAGCGGCTACCTGAAAAAACGACGCTGAGTGAAAACGCTCAGTTGCACACCCGTTGTCTTTTTACTTTAGAGCGATCCCATGGCCTTTACCCAACAGCAACTTGATGCGGTCGAGAAGGCAATTGCGCGCGGCGAGAAAATCGTGCGCTACGCCGATCGCAACGTTGAGTACCGCGACATCGACGAACTGCTCAGGGCTCGCGACGAAATTCGCAGCTCGCTGATTGCGGCGGCCGGTCCTCGGTCGCGCATCGTGCGGCTTTATCATGGAGGCAAGGGACTGTAATGGCTCGTCACTTTCCAACCCTGGGCCGCAGCGGTTTCCTGATTCCGTCGAACATCAAGGCCAGTTACGAAGGGGCGGCTGAAGGGCGTCGTTCCGCGAGTTGGGATGCACCCGACGCCGGCTTCAACAGCATTGCCATTCCGGCATTGCGCAACCTGCGCTCACGTTCCCGGGCGGCGGTGCGCAACGACCCGTACGCCTTCAACGTCATCGATAAACGGGTCAGCAATCTGATCGGCACAGGCATCACGCCGCGGCCCAAAACCCAGGACGATGAACTTCGGCACCTGCTGCAGGAACTCTGGGCCGATTGGGCCGAAGAGTCAGATGCCGATGGTCTGACTGACTTCTACGGACAACAGGCCCTGATCGCGCGGACCGTGGAAACGGCCGGTGAATGTTTTGTTCGCTTGCGTCCGCGTAGCCTCGACGAAGGCTTGGTGGTGCCGTTGCAGCTTCAGGTGCTTGCCCCGGAATTTGTGCCGCACGATAAGTTCGAGGCCGCGCGCAATGGCAACGTTATCCGCGCCGGGATCGAGTTCACTCCGGACAGCCGTCGGGTGGCGTACTGGATGTACCGTTCCCACCCGGGCGACGCCTCGTCCTTGAACAGTGGCTACAACCAACTCGTGCGTGTACCGGCCAGCCAGGTGCTGCACATATTTGAGCCGGTTGAGCCGGGGCAGTTGCGCGGCTTGCCGCGGCTGTCGCCGGTTCTCAAACGCCTGCGCAGCCTGGACAACTACGACGATGCTGTGCTGTTCCGTCAGGAGGTGGCGAATCTGTTCGCCGGCTTCATCAAAAAGCCATCGCCGGACGACATCCAGACTCCGGTGGATCCGGTGACCGGTGCGCCGTTGAACCTTGCCTCGGATGGATTCACGCCCATGGTCGCCCTGGAACCCGGGACCATGCAGGAGCTGTTACCGGGCGAGGAGGTTGAGTTTTCCACGCCACCGGACGCGGGTAACAACTACGCGGACTTCATGCGTCAGCAACTGATGGCCGCGGCCGCCGGTGCCGGGATGCCCTACGAAATTCTCACGGGCGACATGCGCGGGGTGAATGACCGCGCACTACGCGTGGTACTCACTGAGTTCCGGCGTCGTCTGGAGCAACTGCAATTTGGAGTGTATGTGCACCAGTTGTGTCGCCCGGTGCGGGCAGCCTGGATGGACATGGCGGTGCTAAGCGGTGCGGTGTTGTTGCCAGACTACTCCCAGCGCCGCCGTGAGTACCTGCGTACGCGTTGGGTGCCACAGGGTTGGGCCTATATCCATCCGGTTCAGGATGTTCAGTCACGCACGATGGAAGTTAACGCCGGCTTTGCCTCGCGCAGCGAGATGGTCCTGCGCACCGGCTATGACGCCGAAACGGTGGACGAAGAAAACGCCGCCGATGCCGAACGGGCTCGGGGCAAAGGTCTTAATTACAGCACGCTCGTTGAACTGCTCCAGGCGTTCGACGACAAGGAGCAAGCATGAGCAAGAAAACGCCGCCGCGAATTTACAACAAGGCTGGCCAGCAAGTGCCGATACAGGACAAAAGCTGGTACGCCGTGCACGCCAGTGGCGAGGCGACCGAGCGCGTAATCGAAGTCTTTGTGTATGGCGAGATCGGTACCTGGGGCATTACGGCCAGTCAGTTCATGCAGGATCTGCGCGCCGTCGATGACGGCGTGTCTCCGGTCATCGCGGCCTTCAACAGCATCGGTGGGGACTTGTTTGACGGCTTGGCCATGCACAACACGTTGTCGCGGCTGGGCGAGCGTTGCACGGCTCGCATCGACGCGTTGGCTGCGAGCGCGGCCAGTGTCGCGGTGTGCGGTGCCCACAAGGTGGTGATCGCGGCCAATGCCATGTACATGATCCACAATCCGTGGACCTATGCGGCCGGCGATGCCGACAGCTTTCGTAAAGTGGCCGATGTCCTCGACCAAACCATGGAGGCAATCATCGCGGCCTACATGGCCAAAGCACCGAACATCGATGAAGCTGAGCTGCGGCGCATGGTCGCCGCTGAAACCTGGCTCACCGCCAATGAAGCAGTGGCCCTGGGCTTGGCCGATGAGGTCGGCGACGGGGTTCAGGTCAAAGCGTGTTTGGGACAGGGCGCGGTGCTCCAACGTTACCAGCACGCACCGGCCGAACTGCTGGCCCAACTTGATGAGGCACCCGAACCGGATCCGGAGTTGGAGCCACACGATCCACCCGCGCCTGTGGTCGACTCGGCCAAGCTGGCGTTGTTGATCGCTCAGCGTTGTGCTGAATCAGGGATCAGCAACCTGGTCGCGCCGTTGCTCAGTTCGACCCAGCTTGAAAGCGAGGAGATCGTCCTGGCGGGGCTAACCCGGGCCAAGGCGGTGCATGACCTGTGCGTCGCAGCACGCCTTCCAGAGCTCAGCGCCGATTACGTGGCCGCGGGGCTGGATGAGCCCGCGGTGCGGGCGCGGCTGTTCGACAAGATCGTCAGCAGCGGCAACGGTTTCGAAATCGACAACAGTGTGCCCCTCGACGATGACCCCGCGCCGAAGGTGCAGGCGAAACAACCGAATCCTTCTTCGATCTGGGCCGCCCGTACGGCGGCCCATGCCGGGCAATCCAACAGTGCAAAAGGAGCACGAGCATGACCGTAAAGTACGAAACGCTACACGCTGGCGAGTTTCTGCTCTCCGAAGGGGCCGGGAAGATCTCTCGTGAATCCATTCTGGTGGCCGCTGGCCCCGCATTGAATGCCGGCCAGGTGCTGGGACTGGTCACCGCGACCAATGAGTTTGCGCCTTACGATCCCGTCGCCACCGACGGCACGGAAGTGGCGACGTGCATCCTGTGCGGGCCACTGGGCGAATCGACCGAGGAGCGCCGAGCCAGTGCAGTGGTGCGACTGGCCGAGGTCAGCGAGGTGCATTTGACCGGTTTCGACGCTGACGCTGAAGCAGCCTTGGCGGCTCAGTTTGTGATTGCCCGCTAAGTCAGTTCCCTTTTCCCCAACCCCGCCCTGTGCGGGGTTTTGCATTTCTGGAGAGCCTCTTTATGGCCGATATTGGCATTTTTAACGACGATGTATTTTCGGTGTCCTCGCTGACCGCAGCGATCAACGAACAGGAATATTTGCCGGGGCGCATCAGCAGTCTGGGTCTGTTTCGCGAGGAAGGCATCAGCACCCTGACCGTCCAGATCGAAAAGGACGGTAACACCCTGGCGCTGGTGCCGGCGGGTGAGCGCGGCACCTCGGGGCTGGTCGTGGGTGCCAGCAAGCGGCAGATGATTCCGTTCAACACCGTGCACCTGCCGCAGCGTTTCACCATCAAGGCCGACGAGATTCAAGGCATTCGCGCCTTTGGTACGACCACCGAACTGCAGGCGGTGCAGGGCGTAGTAAACACTCGCCTGAGCAAAGCCAAGCGTCAACTCGATGCCACCCATGAATTTCAGCGCATGGGTGCGCTCAATGGTCTGGTGCTGGACGCGGATGGCTCAACGGTCCTGCTGAACATCTATCAGGCATTTGGTGTGGAGCAACAACGCCTGTCCATGGGCCTGAACGACTCGGCGACGAAGATCCGGGTCAAGTGCGCCGAAGCGCTGGACATGCAAGACGATGAGCTGGGCAGCGTGACCAGCTCCGGCGCGCGAGCCTTCTGTGGCAAGAATTTCTGGAACAAGTTGATCACGCACAAATCGGTTGAGGAAACCTACCTCAATACGATCCAGGCCGCGGAATTGCGTGGCGATGCGCGGGACAGTTTCGAGCTGGGTGGCATCGTCTGGGAGCGCTACCGGGGGCGCATCGCTGGCGTATCGTTTATCCACGACGATCAGGCGTTATTGATTCCTGAAGGCGTGCCGGAGCTGTACATCTCCTGCTTTGCCCCAGCGGACTACATGGAGACCGCCAATACCCAAGGCCTGCCGTATTACAGCAAGCTGGAACCACTGCCGTTCAACAAGGGCATGGCCGGCGAAGCCCAGTCCAACCCATTGCACCTGTGTACGCGTCCCCGGGCGCAGATCCTGCTGACGCTCTGATCATGGCCTTTCGAGAGCTGGTCGCGGAAATCGACAGTGTGGTGTTCGACACCCTGGCCGACGTTGGCTACATCGAAGGTCGGCGGGTGCTGGGCATGTTTTCGGCACCCTGGTTGCAACCCAAGATCGGGCGCTTGAACACCGGTCTGCGCGAGCCGTGTTTTCACATTCGGGTCGCCGATGCCGCGGGCGTGGAAAAAACGCAAACGGTGCTCATCGAGTTGCCCGCCCTGGACGGCGGTGGCGAGTACACCCTGACGCACCTGGAACCAGCGGGTGATGGGCTGGTGGCCTTGTCGCTGAGGTTAAAAGCATGAGTGCTGTGCCGGTGTCGCTGCAGCTTTCGGCTGACGATGTGCAGGCTTTTGAACAACTGGCCAAGGTGATGCCCAAGGCCGTGGCCGCGGCGCAACGACGGGCGATTAACAAGACGTTGGGGTGGCTGGCCACCCACATGGCGCGCGATGTCAGCAAGCAGGAGCAGATTGCCGTGCGGGCAGTGCGGCAGCGTCTGCGTTGTTATCCCATCAAAGGCCAGGGGCAACCGGGCAAACTTTGGTTCGGCACCAACCCAATGGACGCCAGCCGGGTAGGGAATCCCCGTCAGGGCAAGGCTGGTGTCTCGGTGGCGGGACGACGGTATCAGGGCGCTTTTTACAAGCGTGTGTATGGCAACAAGGCGGATATCTGGATTCGTACCTCCAGCAAACATTTCAACCCGGACGACTATCCCGGCAAGGCATCCGCGGCTGGGGGGGCGAGCTCGGGCTGGATCGCGGAAAACGACAATCGTTTTCCACTCGCCAAGGCCAAGGTTTCGCTCGAAGACGCCGAAGAGCCTTTTTACACCTGGGCCAACAAAGCCGATGAGCGCCTGCTGATTGTATTCAAGCAGGAAATGAACTTTGAACTGCATAAGTACCTGAAGGGGAGCGCCCGTGTCTGATACTGCTTTTTCGCTGGATGCGCTGTACGCCGCCATCGAGGAACACCTGCGCCAAGCTCTGCCCTCGGTGCGATTTGTTGCGACCTGTCCCGACATTCAGGACCGGGTAGCGCTGCCGGCGGTGTTTCTGGAACCGGTGGAGTTTGAACCCGGGCAAGACATCGGTACCGGTGAAACGGTGCTGGTCCAACGCTTTGAAGCACGAATTATTGTCGCGCCCGAGTTGGCCCGGCATCAGCAACTCGGTGCCCAATTGGCGGCGCAAATAGCGATCCTCCTTCGGGGGCAGACCTGGGGCCTGGACAATGTCGAGCAGGCGCAATTCGTGGCCTCGCGCCAAGACTGGACCAAGCCCGAACTAGATGGCTATACCGTGTGGATGGTGGAGTGGACCCAGCAGATCTATCTCGGCGAGGTTGAATGGTTATGGCCCAACGAGCCACCCGGGACGCTGTACTTGAATGTCGATGGCTGCACCGGTACCGGCAATGAAGATCACTACTTTCAGCCGGAGGATCTGGCATGGGATACGCCAGCGCCGAACATGACCGAATGATCGCTGCGATGCTGATGCCCTGTGTGGTGGTCGGCATCGATCTGATGGCCGGCCGGGTGCGGGTCAAGGCCGGAACTTGGGTCAGTGCCTGGGTCCGTTGGCACAGTCTGGCGGCCGGCAAGGCCCGTCATTGGCGTGCGCCGAGCCTGAGTGAGCAGGGCGCGTTGTTCAGCCCCAGCGGTGATCCAGCCATGGGTACTTTTATTCCTGGGCTGTATGGCAATGCCGGGGCCCCGCCGGACAACCGCGATCACGTCGAGGCCTGGTACTTCGACGATGGTGGCTCGCTGGTCTACGACTGGGAGGCCGGCAGCTACAGCATCGCGTTACCCGACGGCAGCCGCGCGACCATCGCGGTCGGGGGCTCGCAGTTTGAAGTGACGCCGGAGCAAATCCGAGTGACGGCCGGTCAAATCACTCTGGCGGGTGAGGTGAGCATCGACGGTGCGCTGAGTGTGTCCGGCGACATCACCGGTGCCGGCACGATCATGGATGCCGGTGGTAACAGCAACCACCACTCACATTAATTTGATGGCCTAAACATTCAGCCCGCCGTGTGCGGGTTTTTTTATACCTGGAGTAATGCCCATGACAAGCAAAACCAAGGACGTATCAGAGGCCAGTGAGGCACCCGCGCCGGCCACGCTGAGCTTCTTTCGTGACACGCTGTTCACCTCGCGGGTGCTGATCCTGCTGGACGCCGAGCGCACCTTGAAAGTGGAAAAGGGTCAGGTTGCGGTGGCCTCGGATGACACGGTGGCGATCGAGTATTTGCACGGTCGCAAGGATTTTGTTCCGGTCGAGGGCTGATCCCATGATCGGGATGATCGGACTGGACCGCCACACCGGCCAACTCATTTCCGGCCTCGATCACCTGCGCCAGTCCATCGAGGACATCTTGTCCACGCCTTTGGGCAGCCGACGCATGCGCCCTGAGTACGGCAGCAAGCTGCGGCGCTTTGTCGACTTGCCGGTGAATGACGGCTGGAAAAGTGCCGTACAGGCGGAAGTGGCCAGCACGCTCGGGCGTTGGGAGCCGCGCTTGAAACTGGGGCGGGTGCGCGCCGTGGCCATTCTCGACGGGCGTATCACCTTTGAGCTGACGGGGCAGTACCTCGGCAGCGACGTGACTTTGGAGGTGTCCGCATGACCATGGAACTGGCGGCTCTGCCGCCGCCGCAAGTGCTGGAGGACCTCGACTTTGAGGCGGTCTACCAGGAGAAACTCGAAGCCTTCCGCCTGAGCATGGGCGACAACTGGAGCGCGGAGCTGGAAAGTGATCCGGTGCTCAAGCTGATCGAGCAGGCCGCTTACGGCGCCTTGCAGAACCGGGCGCGGGTCAACGACGCCGGCAAGGCTTTGCTGTTGGCCCATGCCGAGCGAGCCGACCTCGATCACCTGGCTGCCAACGTCAACCTGCAGCGTCTGGTGATTCAGGCCGGAGATCCGAGCACGGTGCCGCCGACGCCGCAGGTGCTCGAAGAGGACGATGCTCTGCGTGAGCGGGTGCAGTTGTCGTATGAAGGCCTGACCACGGCGGGGCCGCGTAACAGCTACATCCTACATGCGCGCAACGCCTCGGGGCTGGTGGCCGATGCCACGGCGGAAAGCCCATCGCCGGCCGTGGTGGTGGTCACCGTGCTCAGTCTGGAGGGCAGTGGCGGCGCTCCGCCGGAGCTGCTCGAGCAGGTCCGGTTGCATCTGAATGACGAAGAGGTGCGGCCGTTGGGAGATCGGCTCAAGGTGCAGAGCGCGGCGGTGATCGACTACCGCATTGAAGCCGTGCTGTATCCGCAGGCACCCGGTCCGGAGAACGAAGCCTATCTGGCCGAAAGCCAGAAACGGCTGAGTGAGTGGATCAACCCGCGTCGACGCCTGGGGCTGGAAGTGGCGCGATCGGGGATCGATGCGCAGCTGCACATTCCCGGCATTGCTCGGGTTGAGCTGCTGGATTGGACCGACATCAGACCGACCAAGGCCGAGGCAGCGTACTGCACCGGCTACAACGTGGTGCTGGGAGCCAGTCTGACATGAGCAGTCAGATGCCCCTGAACAGCACGCCGCTGGAACTGGCCGTGGAAGCGGCCAACTACGAAAGCACACTGATTCCCCTGCGCAGTTTGTACGACGCCGACACCTGTCCTGAGCACTTGCTGCCGTATCTGGCCTGGTCCTGGTCGGTGGACCGCTGGAACAACAACTGGACCCAGGAGGCCAAGCGTACCGCGATCCGTTCGGCGTACGACGTGCACGCGCGCAAAGGCACCATTGGTGCGTTGCGCCGGGTGGTGGAGCCCTTGGGCTACCTGATCGACGTGGTTGAGTGGTTCGACACCGTGCCGGAAGGCGTTCCCGGCACCTTCGCCCTTGAGGTCGGGCTGAATGACTCGGGCATCACCGAGGAACTGTACGAGGAGCTGGCGTGGTTGATCGACGACGCCCGCCCGGTTAGCCGGCACATGACCAACCTGGCGCTCAGTCTGCAGACCGAGGGCGTACTGGGCATAGCTATGTGCGTGCAAGAAGGGGAAGAGATCGACGTGTACCCACCGGCCCCGAAAGACATCGACGTGACCGGCACTTTTGGCCCGGCGCTTTGCGTCGATGAAACCGATACTTTGGACGTTTATCCCTATGATTGATAAGACCAGTCAGTTTTTTGCCATCCTCACCGCCGTGGGCGAAGCCAAGCACGCCAATGCCATCGCCATGGGCCTGGACTGGATGTTTACCGAGATGGGCCTAGGCGATGCCAACGGCACCGACCCGATTCCCGACCGCCTGCAAACCCAGTTGATCAACGAATGGCGCCGGGCGCCGATCAATCAGATCCGCGTCGATCCGGCCAACCCCAACACCGTGATCACCGAGCAAATCATTCCGCCCGAAGTAGGCGGCGAGTGGATTCGCGAGATCGGTCTATATGACGTCGACGGCGACCTGGTGGCGGTGGCCAACTGTGCGCCGAGCTATAAACCGTTGCTCGACCAGGGCAGCGGCAAGACTCAGGTCGTGCGGATGAATTTCATCGTCAGCAGCTCCGCGAACATCGTGCTGAAGATTGACCCGGCCGTCGTGCTGGCCACGCGCGAATACGTGGACCTCAAGATTCAGGAGGAACTGGCCAAGCTGGATCACAAACAATCGGCGCGAGTGGCGGCGACAGCCGCCATCACCCTAAGCAATCTGCAGACGGTCGATGACGTGGCTGTGGCCACCGGTGACCGAGTGCTAGTCACCGCTCAGGCGCTGGCACAGGACAACGGGATCTATGTCGTCAGCGCCGAAGGCTGGACGCGGGCCGCCGATGCCGACAACAGCTTGGAGGTGACCCCGGGGTTGTTCATCCATGTGGAGCAGGGCACGATCAACGGCGACAGCCTATGGCAGTTGGTCACGGATGCGCCGCTTGAGCTGGGCACCACGGGTTTGCAGTTCGACATGATCGCGGGTGGCAGTGGCGTGAGCGTGGGTACGTTTCGTAGTGTCAGCGTCGATGCCCTTGGGCGGGTGGTCGCCGGTACCAACCCGACCACCCTGGACGGCTACGGCATCACCGATGCCTTGCCCGTCGACGGTACCGCGGTGGCGGCCACCCAATTGGACACCGCGCGCACGCTGAGCGTATCCGGTGCAGCCAGCGGTAGCGTGTCGTTCGATGGTACCGCCAACGCTGACATAGCGATCACTTTGGCCGACAGCGGCGTTGCAGCGGGCACCTATTCCACCGTCAGCGTGAATGCCCA